AAAAGAATATTGGTATACAACATCCAAATGATATTGAAGATCATAATAGAAAACAGGGCTATAAAGAAGAAAGAGAAGCTAGAGCAGGTTTACCGACCAGAGAATGGATCAAAAAATCATGGGCAGATCGTACGGCAAAAGCTAAAGAGAAATTGGTTAAAAAGGTTAGTCATCCAGGATATGAAGAATTTACAAATGAAGAAGCCCCTCCTGGTAGAGAACATCAAGTAAAAGCCCTAAAGAAGAAAGTTGGAACAGACAAAGCTTATGCATTTGCTTGGGCTCAACATAATAAACACGGTGAACCAGTAGAAGAAGCAAACGAAATGGAAAATGTTGTGGGTCATAGATCTACTCCATTAGAAGTTATAAAAACATTAAAAGATAAAGTTGATGCAAAAGATCCTACTGCGATGGAAGGAAATAATTGGTCAGAATTTGAAAATGAAAGATTACAACAATTGGAAAAAATGGTTAGGCCGGGAGCCAATGTTCTAATGTTTATGGATAAACCAGTAGGACATTATGAATTAGAAGAATATGTATTTGTTATGAGGGATAAAATACCTAAATATGTGGAGATGGGTTATAAAATAGTAGCTGAATAATTAAAGGAGTTAATATGGCTGAACATGGTAAAAAACATCATCATAAACATGAACACGATAAACACGAACGCAGCGCTGAACATTCTGTAAAAGAGCATGTTAAAGAAGCTGTAAAGGAAGTCAAAAAGACAGTTCGTGCAGATGGCGGCAAAGCACAAAAACTTGGTTTTAAATCGCCTCAAGCCTATCAAAGATTTTTAGATAAGTTTGGTTCTTAATAATTAAAGGAGAAAAGATATGTCTTTATGGACAATGGACGACAATGAGGGGTCGAAGCCTCGCTGGATTGCTAATTCAACAAATTACACTACAAGTTCTGTTGTAGTACACGATCATGATAACGGTGCACACCAATTACCAGGAAATACCGCCGCTATTTTTGGTGTAGATTCCACAGAAACAACTGTAGGTAATGCTGCCGGTATGGGAATTGCTCATGGTGGTTGGGTAAAGAAAATTACTAAGGGTTCGAGAGTTCAATATGAAACTCTAGTTGCTTCTGGTTCAATTACTGGTGATGCAGCAGACGATGCAACATTTGCTGACAGTTAATAAATAGGAGAATAAATAATGGCTGATAAAAAAATAACAGACTTGACTGCTGCGACGGTGGCCAGTAAAGATGATCTAGTCATGGTTGTCGATGATCCAGCAGGAGCATCGCCAAGTAATAAAAAGATCACAATACAGAACTTTTTTAAAGTTCCGTCAAGCAATACTGGAAATGTTACCGCATATACAAATACTACTGCGGGACAGGTAGCATGGGTGACGGATGGGAACGCCGGTACGGCGACTTTGGCTGTATTTGATGGTACAAATTGGAAAGTCGTATCACAAGGATCAACCATCAGTCATAATTAATTTTTTAACTTTTTTTTGATTATGGTATATTATGAGTACAAAGAATGACAGGAAAACAGTCTCTATTGAGGAGATTGAAAATAAACGAGAAGAATTGATTCAAAATAATAAAGCTCTTGCGGAAAGAATTCAACTTCTGAACCAAGAGCATACCAATCTTACGAATCAGATTCACATGACAAACGGTGCATTAAATGTTATCAATATGCTTCTTGATGAAAAATCACAAACAAATGAAGAATGATATTTTCAGATATAACAGATGGTAATATAAATTTATATGCAATGAAAGTGTATGATAATCCTCAATGTATTGATGAAGCAGAATATCATGAGGATATGAAAAAAACTACTTATATAAAAAGATTATTTAATCATTATAGATTAACAGGTGAACTGAAATCTAGATTAATTTTAAATCATTTGATAGTTTTTACTAATGTTTTTCCTACACGTGATGCTGCTAGGATATTATTTTTTAAAATTCATGAAGAATATTATCCAATATTAAAACCATTTTTAGTATCATTATCTATGATGCCAGATAGGATTGAGGGGATTAGAGGAAAGAATATATACTCTAGTGATATTTTTATGGATGATTACGTAATACAAGAATTAAGGAAATTATAATGTCTGCAATAACTACAGGAGTAGATTATTATCTCGCTTATCAATTCTTAAAAAAATTGACCACACCATTTAATAAAACAGAAGCCTTCAAATTAGGAATCATCGATAAAAACGGTAAAGTTTTGAGGAAGAGAAAAGAATTATCTTCTAAAGAACGTGATTCTTATAAGATAATGGATACTATTGCATTCAATTTAAAAAAATTATTACAAAAACTTCCTGGTGGAAAAAGTAAAATAGCTTCTCTTGGTGCTGCGTTGTTTCTTATGAAAGAAGAAACAATTATTAAGGAAAGTTTTCCACAGTCATCATTTTTTGAATATCATAGAAACAGTTTTGAAGAAGAATTTAAACAGTTTATAAATTCTCAAGAATGTTTTGATTCCTTGCAAGGAATGGCACAATATTTAAAAGAAGAAGAAGTACAAATATTATTAATTCCAGAAGATGGCCCGACAGTTGTAACAACCGGACAAGCGGGATTAGGTACTAATCCTCCTGGGCCGTCAAGAAGATTTGCTGGAGCAAAAGTCTTTAAAGTCCCAACTACAACATTTATGAGAGCGAGATTGGGAAAAAAGAAATATGCGAGATATAGAAAGATATTAGGAGAAATTGATAATGGTGAAGAAATTAGACAATATTGTTTAAAAAATTACAAAGATCCGATTGTTCTTGAAGATGAAAGAACCGGAGCGATGTTATATTTAAGATATGGAAAGGACCGTGATGTTAGCAGGCTTACTGTTTAATGTAATTTCTGGACTTGTGATGGATAAAGCACAAGATTTAGCAACAGATCATGTTGAAAAAATGATTGATTCTATAATTCCAGATGCTGCAAAAAAAGAATTAGATAAAGTAATTAAAGATGATCCCACACATGCTTTTAAGACAGCAAAAGAGGCACTTAAAGGTGCTGTAGAAGGTAAGCTCCCCATTACTATGAAGGATGGGAAGATAATGCCAATCGAATTAAATATTAAAATTAAATATGATCCTACTACTGGGTCAATTGATGTAGAAAAAGCAGTTAAATAAAGAAAGGAATTTATGGCAGGAATTGAACAAACCAAAGAGGTAATGACTTTCATTTTTTCATTATCAGAAGCGGTGGAAAAATCCTTAGATGATGGTGAATTTAGTTGGTCAGATGCGAGATATTTTCTTGATCCATTAAAAAAATTAAAACCAGCATTAAATGAAATTGATGAGGTTATTCCAGAAATAATGGATTTGGATGATGATGAACTATCTGAATTAGTTGCATATGCTAAAGATAAATTTGATTTAGATGATGATGGTGCTGAAGAAAAAGTTGAACGTGTAGTAGATTGCGGCGTTGAACTTCTTAGATTATTCACAGATTTAAAAAAATCCCCTGCATAGAAAAGACTTGACTTTTGCCCCTTTGGAGAGTATAATTAATAATATATTCTCTGAAGGAAAAACTAATGAGTATTTTTACTGATATCAAATATCTAAATCTAGCCTCTTCACATTTACAATCATTTAAGAAAAAGGGTGAACATCTTTGGAATTTCCGCTGCCCTATTTGTGGAGATTCTCAAAAGAATAAAGCTAAGGCTAGAGGATATGTTTATAGAAAACAAAATGCATTATTCTATAAATGTCATAATTGTGGTGATGGTAGATCTGTATCTAATCTTGTAAAATTTTTAAGTGTAGATATACATAAACAGTATGTTCTTGAGGTTTATAAAGATGGAGAAAATAGATATACAAAACCAAAAGAAAAACCAAAATATGAATTCAGGCGACCTTCCTTTAAAAAGAAACATCAAATAAAATTACCAAATATTAGATCTCTTCCTGTTGAACATTATGCTAAACAATATGTGTTAAATAGGAAAGTTCCTCTCAATTTTCATTCTTTATTATATTATACTGATGACTTTAAACAATGGGTAAATAGTATTGTAGAAGGAACAAAATATGAATTACAAGAAAAAGATTCTAGATTAGTAATTCCATTTTTTGATAAAAAGGGAAATTTAATAGGCGCACAAGGAAGAGCATTAGATCAATCAGAATTAAAATATATCACAATTAAAATTAGTGAAGATTTTAAAAAGATATTTGGACTTGATAGAGTTGATATTAACAAACATGTATATGTAGTAGAGGGTCCAATTGATTCTATGTTTCTGGATAATTGTATCGCAATGGCTGGATCAGATATTTCTGATTTGTCTTTTATTAAAGATAAGGTTATTGTATATGACAATGAACCAAGAAATAATGAAATTGTTAAAAAATTAGAGAAGCAAATAATTCAGAATAATTCTGTATGTATTTGGCCTTCTAACTTGAAATTTAAAGATATTAATGATATAATAATATCTGGAATAAAAAAAGAAAAAATAAAATCAATTATAGATGAAAATACATTTAAAGGTCCAGTAGCCACTCTTAAATTAAATTCTTGGAGAAAGATATGAAATATATGGTTGTAATAGAATCACCAGAAGGACAAATTGTTAAATCTGAAATTCAAGCAGATACTATAACAGAAGCGAAACAAATTGTGTTTGGTATAACTACATATCCCTCAGGTAATATGAGTGATAAAACAAAATATGCAGATCATACATTTATTAGAGCTGTTGAAATTTAATTATGACAAACAGTATAAATCATGAAGGAGTTGATTTTCACTTTTATACGGGTGAAAGAAAACCCGCCAGAGATCTTGTTTTAAAATATCATTATTCTGGAAGATGCCATAATAATCCAATTTTAGTTGGAAGTCTTCATTTAAATGGTGGATTATTTGGTGATAAAGGAGAAATTGTTGCTGCATGTTTTTTTGCGTTGTCTAATAATAATACATGGTCAGTGAAGAAAGTTAATGTTATTGAGCTTGTTAGATTAGTTAGGAAAGAAAGTATCAAAGCGCCTCTTAGTTGGCTTATATCAAAAACTATCAAAGCTTTAAAGAGAAAAGGTGGTTATGATATTGCGATTTCTTATGCAGATGCTACACAAAAACATCATGGAGGAATTTATCAGGCGTGTTCTTGGAATTATCATGCATATAGACAACCAGGAGAAGATGGTTTAATAATTGATGGAGAATTTGTTCCACGTAGAAGCGTTTCAACTAGATTTGGAACTTATTCTAAAGGGAAATTGGGAGAAATGTTTGATGAAGTTAAAGATGATCCTGGAATTTTGGCATTCGCTGGTGAAAAGGAAACAGTTAAAACTATTGAATGGACTGAACATATTGATCAAGGTAAATATTTATACTGGATTCCATTAAATAAAAAAGGAAAACATATTGCGACAAAAGAATTGGATTTTGAGAACAATGTATATCCAAAACCTGAGAAAGAGTCATGTCAACAAGGAACGAAAAATTAAATAATTCTACAGATAATCGAGGAGAATATAAAGTTTTAATAGATTCAGTAAAATTAGTTTCTGAATTGCCAGGACTTACTTGTGAAATAGGAGTAAGGGCTGGAGGATCTAGTTATAAAATTATGAGAGAAAAGCAGAGATGTGATGATAAAAGTATACATATTGGTATTGATCCTTTTGGTAATATATTATGGACAACTGAAGGAGATAAAAAGATTCGTTTAGATTACAATAATAAAATGAAACGAAAAATGTTGAGAGATATGTATGCATGGTGTTGTGAAAATGAATTAGAATTTTTATATTTTCCATTGGAAGATACGGAATTTTTTAAAAGATATTCTGATGGAGTGCCAATATATGATGAAGAAAAAAGAATAGAAAATCAATATAAATTAGTTTTTTTTGATGGTCCACATCAATATGAACCAGTAAAAGTTGAAGTAGATTTTTTTATAGATAAAATACCTTCTGGTGGAGTTATGGTATTTGATGATTGGGAATGGTATGATCATTCTAAAATACAAACAATGCTTTTAAATAGAGGATATTCAACTGTTGATGTTGAAATTAATAAAGGTCCTGGAGCGTCTGGAACTATTTCATATATTAAGAAGTGAGGAATTATGAGTTGGATTGATGAAGTTTATGATAAAGAATTTGCTAACCTCTTAGATGAAGAACCCACGTTAGCAAGATCTAATACATTTAGAAAAGTTTTTGAATATTTGATAGGAACGGATAGAAAATATTATCAAATAATTGAAACTGGATCTTTAAGAGCATTGGATCAATGGGGAGATGGTCAGAGTACTAGATTATTTGATTCATTTGTAAATTATTATGATGGTGAAATAATTTCAATAGATAATAGAGAAGAATGTACAACATTAACTGAGGAAAATACTACTTCTAAAGTTACAGCACTTACCGGAGACAGTTTAGAAGTTTTGAGTGAAATAGAAATATGTGCAGACCTATTATATTTGGATTCTTTTGATTATATACCAGGAAAAGAATTGGAATCTGGATTACATCATTTGTATGAAATGATGTGCTGTATGAATATTATTGATGATGAAACTCTTATTGTGGTTGATGACACAGACGAGAGTGGAGAAGGTAAGGGTAAATATATTTTAGAATTTATTCAAAGAAGTAATAGAGAAATAATTTTCAATGAAGGTAGACAATTAGCATTTACTATGAAGGGGGAGAAGGAATGAGGCTTACTATATTTCAAGAAAGATTGCCATTACCTGTTCAAGGTTATGGTGGAACGGAAAGAGTATCACAATCACAATTTATCGGTCAATGTGAGTTAAACAAACATGAAGTGACATTGGTTTGTAGAAGTGAATCTACAATTTCTCATCCAAATGGAAAAGTAATTAAACTTGATGAAAATATTTTACAAGACCTTAGAAAAGGAAAATTAAAGGTTGAAGATTATATTCCAGATGGTGATATTATGTTGGTACAATTTCCTGAAGAGACTGATCCTATGGATTTAGAAGGTACAAGTTATAAACGAGTTTCTGTTTGTAATGGAGATATTGGAGAAAAAACAGGAAGCAATTGTCAAGTATTTCTTACTCAGGGTCATAAAGCGACACATGAAACATTTAGATCAGGTGATTATAGTAAAAATAAATATGTGATTAACAATGGAATAGTCCCTTATGATTTTGAATTGAGGAAGAGTGGTAATAAAATTGTTTGGATGGGTTCATTAGACGGGAGAAAAAGTCCAGAATTAGTTCAACAAATAGCGGATGAATTGGGTTGGTTTATAAAAGCTGCGGGATCACATGGAACACTTAAACATCCTAGAGTTGAATGGTGTGGAGAATTACAAACAGAGAAAGATAAAAGTAAATTTTTTTCTGATGCGGAAGTTTATATACATACCGCCTACTCACCAAATTTTAATGAACCTTTTGGATTATCTATAGTAGAAGCACAGTTTTGTGGTGTACCTGTTGTTGGATTACAATCAGGAGGAGTATCTGAAGTAGTTTATGATTCTAGTTATATTTTTAATGATGTAAAAGATATGGTAGATTGTTTAAGAAAGAAACCATATTTAAAACACAAACCAGAAGATATTAGAGATTGGACAATTGAAAAATTTTCACACACAGCAATGGTAGAAAATTATAATAAATTATTTGAAAAAGTTTTAAGTGAATAATATTATATTAATATCATATCTCTCTGGTTCATCGGGGCAATTTCTTGAACATTTTTTAATGAAACATGCAGGAATATTTAATAAAGGAAAAACAGTAATTTATGAGACTAATGAATGGGATGTTAAATATTATTGTCTTGGGAACCCTCGCGAGGATATTGCAATTCCAATTGTGCAGAAATCAGAAAGAATAGAAAAGTATATATTAAATAATTCGTTTGATACTGGTACAGATACACTTACTATTTCATGTCATGAATTAACAAAAAATTATAAATTAGAAAATAAAAATGTATCTATTTTAGGTATAGATGTAGAAGATGATATTTCTAAAAGATATGTACGTAATTTATCTCTATTAAAGGAAAATAAGGGAGATGACATAACAAAATATTATAAAGATTATGAAAGCGGAATAAAGTCTCAAAATGTTCCTTATTATTTTATAAATTATAAAAAATTCTTTATAGATCAAGAATTGGATGAATATATAAATTTGTGTAAATTTTTAAATATAAAATCTAATATTAAAATGTATATGAAAAACATAGATTATTACATGTATGAAAATGACAGACTATTAGATGAGCATAAACTCCTATGATTCTTGATACTATTATGTTTGTTGGTTATGCTAATGAAGTTGATATTTTAGAATTCAGATTAGAAGAATATTACGATATTGTAGATAACTTCCTTATTATAGAAGGAACACACACTTTTCAAGGAGATGAAAAACCATTACATTTTAAAGATGTATTTTCTAAACAGGATAGATTTAAAAAATATATGGATAAAGTTGAAATGGTTACTTTTAATTCTTTAGCAAAAGGAGAAGAAAGTAAAATTCCTTCAGATTTTAAACCAAATTATTCAGACCCCATTTCTAGTTGGAATGATCATAATCAAAGAAGATTAATTACAGATATTTGTAGTGATTGGGGATTAACAAAAGATGATATAATAATTATTGCGGATTGTGATGAAATATATGATAAGCAATATTTACCCAAATTACTAGAAAGCGCATTACCATGTGCAGGATATTTACATTTATCAACGTATTTTATTAATGTGTGGAGACGGAATTCTTGGAGCGGTGGATATATTATGAACTTTGATTCAGATTTTGATTTAGAGAATACAAGACATAACAGAGATGATAGACATATGAATTTTCCATTTGATCAAACTAAAACTGGTTGGCATTTGGCGTGGTTGGGTACTGCTGAACAAATAGCAGTTAAAATATTAAGTGGAGGACACACAGATCATAATCATCATGCTAATAATTTAAATAATTTAAAAGAAAAAATACACAATTTGGAATGGTTTGATTCAAATGAACAGTTCATTTTAAATAATGATATTGTTCCTTCATTTTTTAAGCAAGATAGATTCAAACATCTTTTTAGAGGTGAATTATGAAAACAGCAGTTTGGATGACAGGAGGAATGAGGTCACATTGGAAAGAGCGATGTTTAAAATCCTTTAAGGAAAAAATTTTAGATGTTTTAGATTGTGATTTATATATTTCAACAGCAAGAACTCAAGGTGGGGAAGAGGAAACAATAAAAGAAATATATCCTGATGCAAAATTAAATTACATTACAGAAGTTGATGAGATTCCAGGAGGACCAAATATACCTATACAAACCAATGATGATATTGTACAATGTTTAACTTGGTATAGAATTTGGGATGCTAGAAGAATGATGGAAGAAAGTGGAGTGCAGTATGATTTAGTTATCAGAGTAAGACCTGATTTAGAATATCGTGGCGATTTTCCATTTTTCGTTTTTAACCCTTCTCATATATGTTGGATATATCAACATCCTTGGAAACAAAAAAATCTGATGGAATATGATGATAGATTTGCTGTAGGATCTTTAGGAATAATGTTGTGGTATTCTGAATTATATAATCATTTACCAGAACATAAACTGAGAGGATCTAAATTTGGAATCGATCACCATCCGCGAGGTTGGATAGGGGGGGCGAATAGTGAACATAATTTATTTTGTCATATGAATCAATATAAAGTAGCACATTTTATTTTAAATAATGAATTAGAACAAAATCATTTTCATATACCAAGAGATGGTGGAACGGAAGGTATTGATTGTTTATTGGCTATTTCATCTATAGCAACAATACGGGATAATGATCCTGATTTACCTCCTGAAAATTGGAAAGATTTTGTTCCATTTAAAGATCAATGGAGGCCATTTTGATTAAATTAGTAATATTAGATGTTGATGGTGTTTTAACAACCGGAAAAAAATATTATAATAGAGAAGGTGAGGTTAAATTAAAATCATTTTGTGATAAAGATTGGACATCAATTAAAAGATTTCAAGCAATAGGCATTCCAGTTATTTTTATTACAGGAGATCCATATAATAAACAAATACTTGATAATAGAAATCTGGAAAATTATATTTGTAGAAGTGGGGTATTTCGAGAAGAGTTTAAAAAAGATGAAGTGGTTGAAGTACTTGATAAGGCTGAACTTTTGCCAGAAATATGTGAAAAGTATGATTGTAGTGTAAGAGAAATAGTATATGCTGGTGATGATTTATTAGATATTGGAATTATGAGAAAAATAGAATGGACTTTTTGTCCTCAAGATGCACCACAAATGGTAAAAGATATAGCGTCCAGTACATTAAAGCAAAATGGTGGAGATAATTTTGTTGTAGCTCTTTTTGAATCTTTGGAGGTTCTAAAACTTATACCAACTTATTCATTTGATGAAGTGATTGATAAGATATATGCACTGGATGCAAAAGAAAAATTTTAATGTATGATATATCTCTATATGGACATTTGACCGTTGATAGAATTTTTGAAAAATTTAATAAAAGAAATGGATTAGGTTCTATCGCAAATGTTTGGAAGGCTTTGATAAATGAGAGTCCTGAATTAAAACTATATATTTGTCCAACTGAAATTGGGTCTGCAATTGTTTATATAGATAAAGATATAGGTGAAAGATATTCAAAGGCATCTTTATCTAATTTTATACAAAAACCAGAAATAAAAAATTCAAAAATTAATCATATTCTTTATTTGAATGAACTTAAAAAACCATCCTTTATTCCTCTATTAGAAGGAATTAATTGTGCTGATATTTGTGTTGGTAAAAAAGTTAATTATTTATTATTGAAATATATAGATTATCTATTCATCGCTGATGAAGATTGCGACGATTATGAAGAATTAAAAAAACATACCAGAGGAAAAGTTATAGTGCATAGCTCAAATGGAAGTTATTGGGAAGATGGTTCTTATGATTTACCGCCATCACAGATTTTAAAAAATGTAAATGTATTGGGAGCAGGAGATATATTTGCGGCGAATTTTATGCTTGGATTATTAGAAAATTATTCTTTTCCCAAAATAATTGAAGAAGCACATCTTAAAACAACTGAAAGGTTATCTAATGGTTAATGTATTAATACCAATGGCGGGAGCAGGAAGTCGATTTGTAAAACAGGGCATTAAATCTCCAAAACAACTTTTGTCAGTTAGAGGTAGACATGTTCTTGATATATCATTAGAGAGTATGTTGGGATGGGAAAATAATTATAATAATTTAATTTTTATTGTCAGGGATGAACAAGTATATAATTTTCATATTGATAAAGTATTAAAACAGAAATATGGAGATAAAATAAAAATTGTTACTACAGATGGATTAACTGAGGGGTCTGTATGTAGTTGTCTTTTAGCAGAAGAATATATTAATAATAAAGATCCTTTAGTTATTAATACTTTAGATATTGAATTTAGACCACAATTTAATATTCATGAAATGTCTGATATTGTATCAGATGGTTTAATATTAACTTTTAAATCCAATTCTTCAAATTATAGTTATGCAAGTTTAGATAATATGGGAAATGTTATAAAAACTGCAGAGAAAAAAGTGATAAGTCCAAATGCTTGTGTTGGAATTTATGGATTTAAAAGAGGAGAACAATTTGTAAAATATGCGAAAGATATGATTAAGAGAGATATTAGACAAAATAATGAATTCTATATTTCTCCATTGTATAATCTATTAATAGAAGATGGATTAAAAATAAAAACAAAACCAGTATTAAAAATGCATATTTTTGGAACTCCAGAAGAATATGAATTTTATAAAAATAACGTAGCGAAAAAAATACAAGATAAACCAGTATGTTTGGCATCAGATCATTCTGGATTTGATGCAAAAGAAACAACAAAAAAGATATTAGAAAAAAATAATATAGAGTATATAGATTTTGGGCCTGTGATTGGTAGTGATTGTGATTATAAAGATTATATTTCTCAAGCAGCAAAGGCTATTAATAATAAAGAATCTGATTTTGGATTTGGATTTTGTCGAACTGGACAGGGTGTAAATATGTGTGCTAACAAATATAAAGGAATTAGATCAGCACTAATCTATGATGAAATGGCAATGGAAATGGCTATACGTCATAATTGTGCAAACTTTTTTGCAGTTCCTGGTGGTGCTACATTTTCAGAATCTAGAATGGAAAAATTTATACAAATTTGTAAAGAAGAAACATTTGACGGCGGTAGACATCAAGAAAGAGTGCAAAATTTAGAATGAAAATATCAAATATAGATGAATATAAAAATGGTTGGTTTGTCGGGGATTTTGATCCGTCAATTTTTAAGAATCCATTTTTTGAAATAGGACATCACAAGCATAAAGCAAATGAGGAAACTTTTTCACACACTCATAAAGTAACTACAGAATTAAATTATATTGTTAGTGGTGAATTGAGTATCAAAGCACCAGATCGACACTACATGAAAAGACAAATATTAACTGCGGGAGACATGTGGATATATCATGCTAATGATATTTCTGACGTGGAGTTTATTACTGATGTAGAATTAATAGTTATTAGATGGCCGTCAATACCTTCAGATAAATATTTGAATAATGAATAAACTTAATATAATTTTTAGAACTTGTGATGTTGTTGATTCAATACATGGAACAGGAAGACCATTTGGATTAACAAAAAAAGAAGTAGTAGATGTTTGTTTCTCATCATTAATAAATTCTCTTAATAAAACAAAGGGAACGTATATAGGTGGTATAAGTCATAATCTTTATATAATAGGAGATAAACTTTCTGAGGAAAGAATCGAATACTTAAAACCCCATGCTACTAAAATATATAATGGTGATTTGGGAAACGCTAAATCAATAACTGAAACATTTAATTTAGCATCTACCCTTAATGATAATGATTGGGTATATTTTTGTGAAGATGATTATTTACATACTCCTGAAGCAATAACTTATCTTTATGAATTATTAATTAATAATGAACAATATTTAAAAGATTTTAAAAATAAAGATTTATTTATTCATCCTGCAGATTATCCAGATAGATATAATAGAGCAGAAGATTTTTATAATAAATGGCATCTTATAATAAGTAAAGGGTGTCATTGGAGACAAATATATAATACAACATATACCTTTCTTTGTTCTGTCAAATCCTTTAAAAAATATAAAGATATTTTTATGAAGTCTGCGGTTAATTGGAATGATGGTCTGTTTTCTGAACATGTTTATAAAAGAGATGATGTTCTTTGTATAAGTCCAATACCATCTTTGGCGTGTCACATGCATGAAGTCGCCATGAGCCCATTGGTTGATTGGAAAAAATTAATTGAATAGGATATATTATGTTAGATGAAAGAAAAGTACACAATCATGGATTTGTTAAACTCATTGAAGTTATGG